CAAAGAAAGCACCGACATGAACCCGACAACAAACACAACTAACCAAGACCGAGGACAAGGCGCGCAAGCGCCGCGTCAGCGCAAGCGAAGCGCGCGAGCATGACACGCAAACTAACTGAACACGACACGCAGGTTTACAAACAGGCACGGGCTGAACTGTTGCGCGATCAACCATTGTGTCATTGGTGCAAACGCAATACAGCAACAGAACTAGATCACCTTGTCGAGTCAGACAAAGGCGGAACAATAGAAGACGGATACGTTGCAGCATGCAAGCCATGCAACTCTGCGCGCGGAGCAACATACCGAAACAAAAAACTAGCCAACGCAAAACAAAACAGAGAAAAAGCAATAAACGATTTTTTATATGCGAACGAGATGCCCCCGAGCCCCATCCATCATTTTGTCGCCACCAGCCCCGATCAGCCTGAACCAGCGTCAACTGGCCATGACCAGCCGAGACTGGAAACGATGGTGCCTGACCATGCCGGCTCACTAGCTGGACTTGTGGGGGACATGGCTAAGAAGGTGCTGCACATAGACCTGATGCCATGGCAACTGCATGCTCTTGAAGGGATGCTGGCGGTTGACGCCGATAACAAGTTTGTGCATCGCTCGAGCCTTGTCTCGGTTGCGCGTCAGAACGGTAAGACCACAATCATCCAGGCGCTTATCCTGTTTTGGCTTGTGGAAATGCCCAAGATCAGGGGTGGGAAGCAGACTGTTGTTTCGGGCGCGCACAGACTTGATCTTGCGTGTTTGTTGTTTGATGATCTTGCACCAATCCTTGAGGAGTATTACGGCGCCAAGATCGTCAAGTCGTACGGTCGTTATCAGGCCACGATGCCAGACGGCAGCAAATGGTGGGTCAAAGCATTGAAGCCAAACCAAGGTCACGGTATGAGCATTGACTTGGTAATTGTGGACGAGTTGTTTGACGTCAATCCTGACTCGGTAGAGGGCGGACTATTGCCGGCACAGCGCGCACGGAAAAACCCGTTGGCTTGCTTCTTCTCTACAGCTGGCACCGAGGAATCTGTTCTGTTTCAGCGTTGGCGTGAAGCAGGCATTCGAGCCATTGACAAAGGTGAGCCGTCAACGATGTACATGGCCGAGTGGTCGCCAGACCCAAGCCTTGACCCGCTGCATCCTGCGTCATGGGCGTGGGGTAATCCTGCGCTCGGTTACACGTTGGACATGGACACAATAAAGCAAGAGTCAACCAACCCTGATCGTGCGTCGTTCCTGCGCGCATCCCTAAACCTTTGGGTAAGTGTTGTGCGCGGATGGATTGAGCCTGGGCGTTGGCCGTCGTTGGAATACACAGGGGATATCCCTAGCGGTGGCGTTGTGGCAATTGAGTCTTCGCTAGACGACTCCCGATACAGCGCGACCAGATGCGTCAACTTGTCAGACGGTCGGGTGCTTGTCACCGTCGCGTTCATTGCCGAGTCAATTACAGAGCTGTGGGACAACGTGCAAGAACTTGCCAAAGACCCCACGATCAGGTTTGCCTTGTCGCCTACCGTGGACGCAACCTGCCCACCGAACATCGAGCGCCGCAGGGTCGTCGTTGGCTATGCAGAATTAGGACGGTTTACACCGCTAGCCAAGAACATGATCGCCGAAGCGCGACTCTTACACACAGGAGAAAAACTCCTTGCCGAACATGTCCAGCGCGCCGTTGCTGTTCGCACCGACAACACGATTGTGCTGTCAAGCAAGCGATCACCTGGGCCAATTGAATTAGCGCGCACAATGGTCTGGGGAATTGGCATGTGTGCCCGTCCAGTCAATAGCGGAAAGCCCATGCTTGTCGCGGTAAATAACTAAGATAAACGCGGCGACCGCGCACCTTGCCTTTTGTCGGAATCGGATAAGTCATGCGCGGTTGCCACTTGTATGACAAAGTAGGACTATGGCGATTTTTAACAAAACCAAAAAAGCAGCAATAAGCCCAGCGCCAAGCAAGGCTGCAGCTGCAGGCGGTTTTGCTCCTGGCTATTCGTCGTCCAATGTTGGCGTAAACATGATTGGCCAGTACTACACCTACCGTGAAGGCGAAGCACGTAACGCTGCAATTAGCGTGCCAACAATTAACCGTGCGCGCGATCTCATGGCGTCGGTAATTGGCTCAATGAATCTTCGTTCATACAACGAGTTTTGGAACGGCGAAGAAATGGAAAAGATTTACATCGCTCCACGTTCATGGTTGCGCCGACCAGACCCAACAGTTTCGTTCCAGTTCCTTATGAGCTGGACTCTTGATGACCTCATGATGTTTGGGCGCGCGTTTTGGTACATCACTTCACGCACCGCCGACGGATACCCTGCCACGTTTACTCGACTGCCAGCAGGCTCAATCACTACTACCGACATGGCTGGCCCTGTGTGGTTTGCTCCATCGTCACAGGTGTATTTCCAAGGCGGAGAAATTGACCCAGCAAATCTTGTGCAATTCTTGTCTCCAGCACAAGGCCTGATCTACTCGGCACCAGGCGCAATTGAAACCGCGCTAAAACTTGAAGCAGCGCGCAACCGCAACGCATCGTCAAGCATTCCTGCCGGCGTACTTAAACAAACTGGTGGCGAACCACTTAGCGCGCAAGAACTTGCTGATTTGGCTAGCGCTTTCAATGCGGCTCGAGCAACTAACCAGACTGCAGCGCTTAACGAGTATTTGACATACACGGAAACAAACAGCACACCTGACAAGATGCTTTTGATTGAAGCGTCGCAATATCAGGCGCTTGAAATGTCGCGTCTGGCAAATGTACCACCGTATTTGGTGGGAGTTGCTACTGGCGCTTATTCATACCAGTCGTCACAGCAAGCACGCGCCGATCTTTATTTGTTTGGCGTGAAATTGTATGCCGACGCAATTGCTGGCGCTTTGTCAATGGACAACGTGCTACCGCGCGGAACATACGTCGAGTTTGACGCCGATGAATACCTAGAAGAAAACTTTATGGCCGATCGCATGGACAATGAAGAAGTAGTTGTAAGAGAAAACACTCAAGAGGAGTTAGCACGATGATTAAGTTAATTGCAGGAGAATTTACGGTTGACGCCGCAATCGGCGAAGCACCAAAGCGCACGATCTCGGGAACCGCTGTTCCGTACAACGTGCCGGCAACAGTTTCGGATGGCACAGCTGTCATCTTTCGCCCAGGCTCATTGCCAGTCGAAGGAAAAGCGCCACGCCTGTTTATGTACCACGATGCCAGCCAACCAGTAGGCGTTGTCACCGAGCGCGTGGACACCGAAGAAGGCATGATGTTCAGCGCCAAGATCAGCGCAACGACCCTAGGCAATGACGCTTTGGTCATGGCCTTGGACGGCACCATTGACCAAGTATCGGTGGGCGTAAACCCAACCAAGTTCTCGTATGACGAAGAAGGCACAATGATCATTGAGTCAGCCGACTGGATGGAATTGTCCCTAGTTCCGATCGGCGCTTTTGGCGATGCCGCAAACATCACCAAAGTCGCAGCGAGTATCCACCAAGAGCCCGAAGAAGTAGTGTTAAATGAAGAAGTAGTCCCAGAACAGGAGATAGAACCCATGTCAGAAGTAACCGTTCCAGCAGTTGAGGCAACAATCCCAACCGCACCAATTTTCGCACAGGCCAAAAAAGAATTTATTTTGCCAACCGCAGGTGAATTTATGGCCGCTTACCACATCGGTGGCGACACGTTCAAGAACATGAACGCTGCAGTAGCCGAGTACAGCGCATCAAAGCGCACCGCATTACAAGCTGCCGCGGGCGATGTGCTTTCAAGCGACACACCTGGGTTGTTGAGCACCGTCGTGCTCGGACCCCTCGTGCAGGACCTAAATTTTTTGAGGCCTGTAGTTAATGCTGTAGGCGCTCGCGCTTATCCTGACAATGGTCAGCAAAAAACCTTTATCCGTCCAACCATCACCACGCACACAAGCGTTGCAACACAGTCAACTGAATTGTCAGCTGTATCAGCAACCACAATGGTGATCGCATCCAACTCGGTTGCAAAAACCACGCTTGCTGGCCAAGTGACTTTGTCCGCACAGGACATGGACTTCACTTCACCTGCAGCAATGCAGTTGATCTTGAATGACCTCATGGGCGAATACATGATCGCTTCAGACAACAAAGCAGCAGACGACTTGCTCACCGCCGCAAATTCGTCAGGCGTTTGGGACGGCACCGTAGCCGACTTGTTGAAGTCTGTTTATGACTCGGCTGTCGACATTTCAACTAACCGCAACTGGACACCTACGCACATGTTCGTCAGCCCAGACGTATGGGGTCAACTTGGACAACTTGCCGACACAACTGGCCGTCCAGTATTCCCATTCATCGGCGCAGGACTTACCGGTCAAAACGCACTTGGCAACGCAACAGCATCTTCATGGAACGGCAACCCACTCGGATTGCAGTTGGTAGTTGACAGCAACTTCGCTGCCAAGACCATGATCATCACCCGCGTAGGTCAAGGCCAAGGCGATGCGTACGAGTACTATGAGTCAATTCGTGGGCTAATGAGCGTTGAACAGCCTTCAGTTTTGGGTCGTCAATTCTCATTCCACGGCTACGTTTCCACGTTCGCTGCAATCGGTGGCATGATTCGCAAGATCACCCAGGCTTAGTCGAGAGCGGAGCATCCGCTCATGGCTACATACACAGTTACCAACAAGTACCTGATTGACAACTTTGCCGTACTGCAACTCCTAACCCCATCGGAAATTGCAGTCGGCAGTTCAATCACGGTCGCTGGAGTTGACGCAACATTTAACGGCACTTACTCGGTGCGCGCATTGCCACAGTATTTGTTTTTGGGCATTGATACGCAGGGCGATCTGCTCTACGACTATCAAATACCGATCGCTGATCAGGTGCTTTACGCCAAGACCGCAAGCGATGTTGAGCGTGTTGCAGCTTCTGGCACCGTCGCTAATGACCCTGTTTGCACGTGGGTAACAGCCGCGCAAGTCATGTCTTACCTTGGCATCACCATTGCAAACCCGTCTGACGATTACACGTTGCTCACTCAATCTGTGTCAGCTGGCAACCAGTTCTGTTATCGCAGGCGTCAGGAATCCTCGTACATCGACTCTCTAACGACCTCTCCTGGCGGTGACGCAACATTGGGCACTTTGATGTATTGCGCCGCTCTATGGCGCTCTAGGGGCTCAATAGAGGCAACCTACGCCACCTTTGACGGCATGGGTTCAGCACCACAGCAAAGCCTCACCCCGATCGTCAAGCAGCTGCTTGGCATCCCACGTCCAGCGGTTGCCTGATGTCGTACACCGACCTGTTTAATGAAGCGATTGATGACGTCACGGCAACGCTGACCGCCGTGTCTGGACTGCGTGTTGTAAACGACCCAACCAAACTTGCACCTAATTGCGTGTACCTTGACGCGCCAAATTTCACCACGTTTGCTGGCAACGGCAACATCGTGCGCCTCGAGTTTCCAATCAAGGTCATTGGCTCTGGGCCTGCAGGTCTGCCGGTGCTCCGCTCGATCTTGAGCATTGTTGCAAGTGTGCTTAACTCGCCGATCATTGTTATGGCTGGCCGTCCGTCAAGCCTTGAAATCGGTGGCGCGTTATACCCGTGCTACGACCTTGATTGCGCAATAGAAGCTCAGACCGCATAATCCACGACTACCGAATACAAATCATCTACTATCAGATCAGAACTTAAGGAGCAAACATGCCAGCATCAACTTACCTCTCAAATCCAAAAGTCCAAGTCGGAGCCGCAATTGGCTCAATTGCCGACATCAGCGATGACACCGTTGCTGCGACCTTGACAGTCACCGCGGAAGCTCTTGAAGATACGGCATTTGGCCAGACATCCCGCACCATGACGGCGGGCCTCTTCTCAAATAGTTTGACCCTGACCGTGTTTGCATCATTTGCTGCAAGTCAGACTTACGCAACTTTGTACCCATTGCTTGGCACTAAGTGCGTTGTAAAAGTAAACCCAACTGCATCTGCAGACGGCGCAACAAATCCTGGCTTCATTTTGACTGACACCTACCTTGCATCAATTCCTGTAATCAATGCAACTCTTGGCGAGTTGTCACAATGGGATATCGAGTTTCAAGGCGGAACTTTTAGCGTTGACGTCACACCGTAACTAACGGCTCCAAGCCGACATAGGAGAACAAATGAAAATCAAGTTGCAAATAAAGCGCACGCCCGACAGCGCAATTGAGTATTACTACACAAACCTGTTTGTAATCACCGAATGGGAAAAGCACGACCGCGGTCGCGTTGGCAATTTGGCAAATGACTACAAAACTGGCGACATTGTCGCTTGGATGTATTACATCCTTAAAATGCGCGGGGAACAATTGCCAGATACTTGGAGCGAATGGCTTAAACAAAATCCAGAAATGGAAATTAGCCACGTATTGGATGAGACCGACCCAAACCCTACGGACGCGGCACCTACCGCCGCCAACTAGCAGAAGTGTTGGTCGCGGTCGGTTGGTGGCCTAGCGACATTGCGTTTGACTCACGGGACTTGGCAACTGTTATTAAAGTGCTTAACGAGGCAAACAAAAAACGGAGATGACGTGGCGGGAGTATCGGCAAAGATTGAGGTCGTCGGGCTTAAGGATGCTTTGAAGACCCTCAACAAGATCGACAAGTCTTTGCGCCGTGAAATCACCAAGGATTACAAGCGCATTGTTAAACCTGTAATTGACGATGCAAATGCTCTCGTACCTAGTGGCGTCCCATTATCTGGTATGTCGCGCAACTGGAAAACACGGTCAGGGTTTCAGCTGTTGCCGTGGATACCTGGTATGAAACAAAAGATTGCAGCCAAGATCAATACTCGAGCAGTCAAGGAATACCAAGGAAACACTACAAATGTAGGCACATTTAGCATTCAATGGAAGGGTGCTACCGGAACAATGTTTGACACGTCCATGGCTGGCTCATTGGGTCGCGCGCTAACTGCACGCTATGGCAGTCGTTCGCGAGTAATGTGGAAAGCGTACGAGCAACGCCAAACTGATGTCATGTCCGAGATGGAGCAACTGGTCAAGCGCGTCATGGATGAAGCGAACAGAGAGACCGCGTAATGGCAATCAATATCCCGATAATTTCAGAGTTCACAGACACGGGCGTCAAAAAAGCCATTGCCCAATTTCGCCAACTAGAAAAAACGTCGGATAAAACGCAATTCGCTATCAAAAAAGCAGCGGTGCCTGCAGCTGCGGCGCTTGGCGGTTTGGCTGTAGCGCTTGGTGATGCCACACGCGCGGCTATGGAAGACCAGCAGGAGCAGGCCGCGTTAGCGCTTACTTTGCAAAATGTGACTGGCGCTGGCGCCGCACAAACCGCACAGGTTGAGGAACAGATAAGCGCAATGTCTCGAGCATCCGGCATTGCAGATACGCAATATCGCAAGTCGCTAGAAGCTCTTGTGCGCGGTACAAAAGATGTAGATCTTGCCATGAAAGACATGAACCTTGTCATGGATATCAGTACAGCGCTACAGATGGACAGCACCACGGTGGCCGACGCATTGGCAAAGGCGTATCAGGGCAACTTTAAGGCGCTGCGATCATTAAGCCCAGAAATGGCAACAATGATTAAAGAAGGCGCAACCCTTGAGCAAGTCATGGATGTTCTCGGTGGAACGTTTGGCGGCGCGGTAGCAAAAAACGCTGAAACCGCTGCAGGAAAAATGGCAATTTTTAAGAACTCAATTGCCGAAACTAAAGAAGGAATTGGCGCAGCGTTTTTGCCTGTGCTTGAGGAAGTTCTGCCATACATGCAAAAGTTTGCAGATTGGGCACAAAACAACCCAGAAGTGTTTACTCGAATCGCTATGACCATCGGCGCAATTGCCGCTGCCGTAGTTGCGTTAAACATTGCTTTGGCTACTAACCCTTTTATTTTGGCAACCGCCGCAGTAATCGGATTGGCTGTTGCGTTTAACAAACTTGTAGATGCAGCTGAGCGAATCAACAGCATTGGTGGTCTTGCAGCACGAATCCTTGGCGGACTTGCAATGCCAGTAATCGGCAACGTGGCAAGCATCATTGGTGGCTTGACTGACTTGATTCCTAGTGGCCCTGCAGCACCTACGCCGGCACCGCCGACTTCTCGTATACCGCGTCTGGCTGAAGGTGGCATTGTCAGCTCCCCTACTCTTGCCCTGATCGGTGAAGCAGGCCCAGAAGCCGTTGTGCCGTTAGATCGCATGAATACTGGCGGGGGAGTGACCATTAACGTTACGGGCGGACTTGCTACCAGCGCCGAAATTGGTGAGTCGGTCGTTAACGCTTTGCGCGCCTATTCGCGTAGCGCTGGGCCATTGCAGTTGCAGGTGGCGTAATGCCCGGCACAGCAGTTGTTGACTCTGGCAACTATGACCTACAAATTGCCACAGGGTTTCAAGTTGACGCGTTTGTTCTTGATGATGCGCTAAAAGGCGTATTAGATAACACGGAATATGTGTTGGACGGCACAACAGAGTTTGCGAGCGTTCTTGACTCGGTAACGACCGTGACCGCTCGACGCGGACGCCGCGATGTCGGCGACACATTCAGCGCCGGCACAATGACATTTACCATCCAAGACGTCTCAGGGATTTTTAATCCGTTTGATGAGAGCAGTCCGTATTACGACACCGCTGAATCCAAGCCTGGGCTTGCCCCGTTGCGTCAAGTGCGGTTAATTCGCTACAGCTCAACGAACGTGCCTGAATCATTGTTTAGCGGTTATGTCGTCAACTACGACTACAACTTTGCGTTGGGCGGTTTAGATACCGTGACCGTGTATTGCGCTGACCAGTTCTATCTACTGGCGCAAACTTACCTAAACGAACTAAACGTCACCGCCGAAACATCAGGCGAACGCATAGAAACCGTTCTAGACCTACCAGAAGTTGACTTCCCAGCAGGCGCTCGAAGCATCGCCACAGGCACCGTAAACCTTGGCCACGACGCGGCATACACCGTGCCGGCAGGAACTAACGCTCTGCAATACCTAACCCAAATTAACGACACCGCAGAGTTTGGCCGTTTGTTTATGTCACGTTCTGGAGTGCTTACGTTCCAAGACCGCATCGGCGACACGCTTTCGGCATCCGTAGCCGACTTTCACGATGACGGCACAAACTACAAATACCGTGGCGTAGGCATCTCATTTGAAGCGGACTCGGTCGTCAATCGCGCGGTCGTTACAGCGTTAGATGGCAAAACCGCAACGGCAACAGATGCAGGCTCAATTGCAACTTATTTTATTCAGACAAACAGC